CGTTGATGGCTGGCTGATGGCTGGCTGATGGCTGGCTGATGGCTGGCTGATGGACGGCTGGCTGGTAGGGCTTGTTCAGGTTATCGGACGTCCCCCCGGGGGTGATACCCTTCGTCGGGTTTCGGGTCAGGGCGGGGGGTTCGTTTATTGGCAAACACGGATATAAAAAATTTCATAGATTACTTAGACGAATTAGACGAATTAGATAACTTAGACAGCTTAGACGAATTAGACACTTTACATTCGTCGTAGCAATACATCAGAATCCTATGGTTACTGCGACAAATTGTCAAGTACGTTGAGTAATCTGTTACCAGAATTAGAAAAGGTTCTAACTAGGTATAAATCTGCCACCACATGTGTCGGAGTGGTAAGCATATTATCCAGATATGTCGATATAGTAAGGATTTTCGTACATATGTCGTAAAAAATTACGGATTCTGTCGGATCCTGTCGGATTCTGACAGCTTCTGGCGGGATTATGTACTAAATTAGTAGAAATTAGTAGAAAATATTATAGGAAAGTTCACACATCTGTGTACCTATATACGAAAACGTATGAAAGTCTATACACTTATAGACAAGTGTAGAGGTTTAGTCGTGTTTTATGTAGACTCAGGCACCGCCTTGCTGTAATTTAGGTTGAATATTTACCATGAGACGGTAATAATACTACCTAAATATAGTACTATCGTGGTGATTTTACTACGTAAAAGTAGTTTATAAATAAAAATTATTTTTATAAGAAAAACGTTATAATAGCGTGGTATCAGTGTATATATATAGAGAGGGCTATGTGTCTGTAAGAAAAGGGTTGTTGAGTTTTGGAAAGTTAATATGGAAATAAACAGTAATTATATGACCGCACGCCTCTCTATAGTATGTGGCTTCATGCCGGATACTGATGCACACTTGGCGAGTCCTTTTCATAGACGTGGCTGGTAACGATTGTTATCAGTCACGTTACTAAATGTTACGGGAGATTACGCAGCTAAATGAATTGGTTAGCACTATTATTAAGTAGGCTGTTTTTGATAATACCACGCCTGTTTATTATCGGCCCGGATGATAAAGCACTGCGAAGGACGTGCGGCAGGGCTATGCAGAAATTAGATCCGGGAATTTACTGGTATTGGCCGATGATACAGGCGGTTGATCAGGTTATCACCACGCCGCAGGTTGTTGACTTGCGACCGCAGAGTGTAGTAACTCAGGATTGCGCTGATTGCTGTATTAGCGGGGCTATAAGGTATCGTGTGCGTGATCAGGAAAGAGCTTTATTAAAAGTGCAGGATTATGACCGCAGCCTGCAGACCATGGCTCTTGGGATCATCACGCGGTTTTGTAGTACGAAAAAATATGTTGAACTTTATGTCAATGAAATAGAACAGGCTGTATTAAAAGGTATAAAGCTCAATGCTCGCGGATGGGGTCTGGAAATATTATCTGTTTATGTTACTGATATTGGACAATGTAAAAATTATCGCGTCCTTGCGGATAGGGCGAATATTGAATTTATAAATGATGAGGATGAATAATGTGCGAAAAACAAGAAAACTCAATGGAAATTAGTGCGAAGTGCGGAAATCCGAATTGTGATTACTCGGTAGATTATGCCATACGCCCGGGTATAAATGGGTTTTATGATTTACCAGCATCACTGTGCCCGGAATGTTTTTGTATGCTTATGAAAGAGTCGGGAACGAAGCCGCCGAAAATGATTAGAGAGGAAGTAGAAAATGTCGATAGACAAGTCAAAGAAGAAGCCGAACGGCCCGCTGGGGCGGACTCCGATGGACAAGGAGGAACAGATCAGGAGGTTCAAGGCGATATACAGTAAGATGTGGCCTAATGGCACTGATATGACGGAGCAGGAGTTCGTGAAATCCATGGTTGATTTATGCGATCCTAAGAAAATGATGGATGATCTTGGTGATGTGCAGCTTAGGAAGGCAAGACAGAGAAGCAATAAGATCCGTATAAATAAGGCGATGCAGAAAAATACAAACTAAAACCTGGAATAAGTCCGGGGGTAACTAAATTTTAGTATAAAGGAAGAGAATATGAGTATTAATAATTATGGTCAGATTCAGAATACGCTGTATCCTGCAGCAGGAGTAGTTCCGGTTCCGACTATCAGGTGTAGCGATGGTATTATAGAAGCTTATGGTACGGCAGTGCCGGTAGACGGCACCAGTGGATACATAACTGGAGCGATTTTTAAGCATACCGATGGTTCAGCGAATACTTCGGCATACGTAAACGAAGGTTCCAATACCAGTTGTGACTTTAATGCTGTTATAGCTGATGTTCCAATTGCCTATGGAACTGCTGCTGGGCGCGGTCCGTCCCCGTTAATTTGGGATGATTGCCCGGTATTGGATTATACGTTAAATCCGCAATTGGGTTCACACTTTTTTGATGATCTCCAGGGCGGAATTGTGGTAGCAGCCAATAAATCAGTATCCGCAGCGGCGGCGCTTGGCACTACTGGAGAATTTGCGGCATTTACCCTTACAGGAGCTACTATTACTACGCTGGCTACTGATACCAAGGGTGTGGTTACTCTTACTGTTACTACTGATGAAGACGCAGACTGCAGAATAGCCTATCCGAAGAACATCGAAACGGCGGGAATGTTCAAATTTGCTGCTGGTAAAAAGCTTTGGATGGAAGCCAGGGTAAAAGTTGATAATGTAACTGATGCAAAACAGAATTTATTCTGTGGCTTTGCGGAAGAGGCATTAATGGCTACTGGCGAACTCATAGCTGTTGCTGGCGGAGCAACGGCAGATAAAGATTATGTCGCCTTTAGACAGGACGAAGCAGACGGTGACGCATGGCAGACACACCACAATGTAGCAACAGGTGGGCACACTGTTCTATCGGCAACAGCCGGAGTTATCACGATAAACACATGGCATAAGCTTGGCATGTATTGTGATGGCATTACCGTTTACTTCTTCATTGACGGTGTTCAACTTGCTGATACAGTTGCAGTAAATGGAACTAATTTCCCAGCTGGTGAGGAAATGGGATTTTATTTTGGAATAGTAGCTGCCAGTGCCGACACCATAGTATCCAGTATCGACTGGGTTCGTATTGCTCAAGAGTATTAATCTATAGAAAGAGAAGATATTATGCAGGGTGAAATTTATGTCGATAATTCAGATGGCCATAAGATTGATCCGGCTACTGAAAATAATCAAAGAGAAATAGTAAATGAATTGAAGCAATCTGTGGCTACGAACAGCCTTAATTTTGGTACGCAGAAATTGACTATTGGCGGAGATAAATTAGCGACCGGTTCGGATCAGATGTGTAGAATGTGTTATATATCGCACACGAATTCTAATGCTACTTATGTGGAAAATGCTGAATCAGGCGATGCTGATGCCGCCAGTTTCTTACTGCCAGCCGATGTAATTCTGGAATTGCCCATACGAAATGTTAATAAGCTAAGTTTCTATGGAACCGCTGCTGACACTATTCATATTCTGTGGAGGGACTAATGGCTATTACACTAGATCAGGCTTTAGCAAATGTAAAGACAGTTATCAGTGAAGCGCGTATGAGTTTAAAAGAACACGCTGCGCTACAAGAAAGTATATCTATAATAGAACAGGTGTGTATTCCTGTGAATAAAAAGTGCAAAAGCGAAGATGAAAACGAAGATAAAGATCCAGGCGCTAATTAAGCTTATATGCCTGGGCATAGTCATTGTCCTGGCTTCTGTTGCTTATAAAAATATTTCCAGGAGAGTGGAAGATTTGGTAGATACAGTTTCAGTATTATCTGAAGATGCTTATAGTCTTCCGTTTAAGATTATGCAGGTATCTACCTCCGTTGTGAAAGTAAAAACGAATACGCATTCTGGTATAGCTTATGGATCCGGGGTGGTCATATCTCCAAGAGAGATTTTGACAAATGAACACGTTGTCAGGGGCAATGTCGGGATATCAGTAATATTACATGATAACACTGTCTTTGAAGTTGAGTCTGTTAGGACAAGTGATATATATGACTGTGCTGTTATTACAACTAAGAAAAAATTACCCCATGTAGCAAAACTTGGGTCATCTGGCACCATATTGCGCGGAGATAGAATCTTTACAGTTACTTCGCCATATAGAAAATTGGGTACAGCATCTTATGGGATAATTAGTAAACGGTTTCCACATGCGTTTTATGTTGATGCTATTGCCAATCCGGGCAGTTCAGGCGGCCCAGTATTTAACATGCAGTGTGAGGTTATAGGGATAGTACAAGGGACATATAGCAGATATGGAAACGGTACCACTATTGTTGCCATAGATTCATGTAAAGCTTTGATCAATGACCAAGAACCAAATACAGCAGAGGATACAGGAATTAAATAAAAAACTTACCAAGGATGGCCTTTACAATAAGCCATCTACTATAGAGCTTGATCTATTAGACTTGGGAATTTGTTTAGAGTATTTATTATTTGAAAACGCTGCTTTAAAACGAGAATTAGGGAGCAAACGATGAGTTCAAGAAGTGCACAGACCAGAGCAGGAAAGCTTTTAACTAAATTTTTGCGTCAGATAGCCCATGAGGAAACTGAGTTTGTTGTTGACGCTGATGGACAAGACAAAATGGCGACTAAAGCTGAGGCGTTAGTCCGCAAAATGTGGGATATTGCTCTTGGGTATGTTGAACGAGTAGAGGATCGTGCTACTGGGGAAGTAACTGAAATAACGTACAAGCCTGATAGAAAAATGATGGAAATAATTTTTGAGCGTCTGGACGGTAAGGTTGCATCACATGAGGATCAGCAGAAGCATAAATTATCTGTTGCCGATAGAGTTTCTGAACAGAGTAGAAATAGGATCAATGAACTAAATGCTCCAGACCCCAGAAATTAAACCTGTTTTAACAACGCCCTTTCCTACTGAGAAAGAGTCCTGGAAATGCACTAAGACTGGTCTGATAGTTCCCAAGACACTGGATAAGAACTTGGAATGGAGAAGTAATATTCTTGTAAAAGCCGAAAAAGATCCTATTTTGCAAGAAGATCTTTTGGCGGCCAGCAAAGAATCTTTGCTATTCTGGATCAATGTATTCGGTTGGACATACCATCAGTTTGATGTTGATCCGAAAACGGGTAAGCGAACGCAAGCTATAAAACCGCACATGCCAATGTTGACCTGGGAAATCCAGGATAAAATGCTGAATGATTTTGAATATCATTTAAAGATAGCTGAAGATATATTAGTTGATAAATCTCGTGATATGGGCGCGAGCTGGCTGTGTGTTTTTTTTATGCACTGGTTGTGGCTGTTTAAAAAAGAAGCACAATTATTAGAAATGTCGCGTACTGAGGCTTATGTAGACCAGACTGGAAATATGAAAGCTTTATTTCAGAAACACGACTATATAAATAACTGGCTACCGGAATGGATGCTTCCCCCTAATGTAAGGGTAGGTCAAAAGAATCGTACAAAGATGCACATGATGAATGATTGCAATGGCTCATGTATAGACGGAGAATCCACTACGGAACATGCGGGATCCGGTGATAGGCGATTAGTTGCTTTGCTTGATGAATTTGCGAAAGTAGATAAAGGCGGGCAGATGCGATCTGCTACTCGTGACGTTGCCCTTATGCGCATTATCAATTCCACTCCCGCGGGGGCAGGTACTGAATATAGCCGATGGAAGAATAGTGGGCAGATAAAAGTTTTTGTACTCCCGTTTTACGAGCATCCCGAAAAAGGTGCCGGTCGATATATACGCAAAACTGAGACTGGCGGGTACGAGATTAGATCACCATGGTTTGACCATGAAGAAACTGTTCGATCCCCGAAAGAACTAGCAAGAGAAGTATTACGCAAAGACGTAGAATCAGGTGATATGTTTTTCACTGTGCATAATGTAGATATGCACATGCACTTATTTGCGCGAAAACCCAGATATAGGAAGCATATAAACTTTAAAGCCCGTACCCCAAATGATGCAGTAGAAGGTATAATAAAGCGCAGAGATATAAATTTTGTTAAATTAACCAATGGCAAAAAAGGCCCGCTGAGAATATGGACAGAATTAATCAACGGCAGGCCTGACCAGTCAAAGACTTATATATTTGGTATAGATATCGGTAAGGGGCAGGGTGCATCAAATTCTGTGATCTCTATAAAATGTAAAGAAACAGGTACGAAGATCGCAGAATGGCGTGATGCTAACACCCCCCCTTACGACATGGCTAGGATATGTGTGGCTCTTGCCCTGTGGGTTGGCGGAAGAAAACCGAGGTCTATTCCTTTTTTGAAATGGGAGAATAACGGCCCAGGATGGGATTTTGGCAGGATTATCGTAAAGGAATTTAAGTATCCTTATTTTTATCGAAGAGTCACTCCTGGAAAGTTGACAGATAAAAAGTCCGATAAATATGGGTGGCATAATGACAGACAGAGTAAGTTTGAATTGCTGTCATTATATGATAGAATACTTGCTCATGGTGGATATATTAATCCCTCTCAGTTTGGTCTTGAAGAAGCGAAGATGTATATACATTACTCTGATGGCGGGATAGGCCCAGCTTGTATGATAGAGGAAAATTCTTCTGCAAGAAAAACTCATGGCGATATAGTAATGGCTGATGCTCTTACCCTTGAAGACAAAGAACTTGGAAAGGTTAAACATACGGGTCCGAAGGCACCACCCAGATCATGTGGGTACCGCAGGGAACAAGTATTAAAACGAAAAAGAGAAAGCAAGCGCATGTCAAAGTCATGGAGGACACCTTATGATTTTACTGGAGGATTGCGTAATGCCTATTGAAAAAGGTTCTAGTAAAGAGGTTATAAGTAGAAATATTTCAAAGTTAGTGCGCGAAGGTTATCCGCAAAAGCAGGCTATTGCCATCGCATATGACAGGGCGAGAAAAACCAGCGGAAGGAAGCTTGAACGTAAAACTGGTAAGCGCCTTAAAAAAGTTTTTGGGAAAAAATAATGCCTACTGAAGTTACTCCGCAAAAAGTACAGTTGACAGTTAAGCGTGGGTTTGAACGGATGAAACAATATCGTCGCGCGCGTGTTATGTTCATAAAAGAATTTGTTGGTCAATACTACAAAGAATATTCTGGGCTAACTGGTAATGAGCCAATCAACTTGATATTTCATACTATAAGATCTATCGTACCCAATTTGGTTATGAAAGAACCCATAAACGAACTCATTACAGAATATCTTCCCCAACAGGAATATGGTGAATTGCTTGGGTTGGCTATTGATAAGACCCAGAGGGATATTAAGCTAAAGGATACACTCAGAGCATGGGTAATAAGTGCATTTTTTGGTTGGGGTATACTTAAAAGTGGATTAGCATCCAGCGGGGAAACTTTACAATTTGGTGATATGAATGTAGACCCGGGGCAAGTTTACACTGAACTGGTAGACTTGGATGATTTCGTATTTGATCCTGTGTGTACCAGCCTGGAAAAATCTTCATTTTTCGGGAATAGGATACGCATACCAAGACAGATATTGCTAGATACTGACGGCTACGACCACGATTTGATAAAGACGTTACCGCTTTCTTCATTTGCCAAAGGAAAAGAAACTGAGCAAATGACTAAGAAACATGCTGCGGTTGTTGAAATGTATACTATGCAGGATTTTGTGGATGTAGTAGAATTATGGGTTCCTGAAGCTGATTCGTTAGTTACTATCCCCGATCCAGAACAGTTAATGACAGAAAAATATTTGCGTGTAACAGACTATTATGGTCCTGAAGAGGGATCGTACACTTTCCTGTCTTTTACTCCTGCTGTACCAAATAATCCGTTCCCAGTGGCACCAGTTAGCATCTGGTATGATATACATAAAATAGCTAATCGTGTATTTAAGAAGCTAATGGATCAAACGGACAGGCAAAAAGATGTTTTAATGTATAATCCCGCCCAGGCAGATGAGGCACAGGATGTAATTGAAGCCAGGGATGGGGAAACAGTCGCAACGCAGGATCCGACTGGTATCAATGTTGTGTCCTTTGGCGGGCAGAACGTTAAAAATGAAATGATGCTACAACAGCTGCAGATGTGGTATAATTATATGAGTGGCAATCCTGATCAGATGGCTGGTAATATGACTGCTGGCACCAAAGGCAGGAGTGAGACTGCGACAAGATCCCAGATTCTGCAGTCAAATGCCAATATAAGTATTGAAGATGCACGAGATATTCTATATGATGCTACTGCAGAAGTCAGTAAAAAAATTGGCTGGTACCTGCACACTGATCCCCTTATTAGTTTGCCTCTAACTAAACGGACTACCGGTGGTGAACAGATACAGCTTGAATTAACTCCTGAGCAGAGACAAGGTGATTTCTTAAAGTTTACATTTCGTATCATACCGCGATCCATGTCGAGACTCGATCCCATAATCAAATCAAAAAGAATGGTAGAATTTACGACTAATATGTTACCAGCAGTTGCTAATACAGCTATGATGCTAACACAGCTTGGAATACCATTTAATGTACAGAGAGCCATAACCAATTTGGCCAGTGAATTAGATTTGACAGAACATGTGCAAGATTGGTTTAATGATCCTGAATTTAATCAGAGAATGCAGATTATGATGGCGCTGGGCCCGCAAAATGCTGGTAAGGCAGGTGGCGGGGGCGGGTCAAGCTCTGAAGGAATAATGCAGAATGGCGGGTACCCATCTGCCAGAACAATTGCGTCACCAGAACAGGAAAATAATAAATTTTCACAAAATACGGCTGCAGAGTCGCAGTCTGCTAATTATGGAGTTTACTAATGCCCAAGAAACGTGTAGGATTAAAACGTAGGAAAACTCAGGCTGAACTTTTGGATGAGGCGCTTGCCAGCGGCAAGGGATTAGAAGCTGCTTTAACTGCGTCCCATAAAAAAATAAAAGAAGAGGTCAAAGAAGCTAAGAAAAAAAGAGAAAGATCTTTGCTCAGTAAAGTAAATCTGAAACTAAAAGAAATTTACTATGGTGGCAAAGCAGCAGAAAAAGGTGTTTATAAAAAGCGCAGAAAGAAAAAATAATCATGCCTAAAAAAGAAAAATCTTTAGAAGAAAAAACAAAGGAACGGTTGGAAAAAGTCTTTTCAGCCAGGGAAACTAAGGATGTTGGAAAAGGCAGAAGAACCGGAAGAGGTTCTAAAGAAATCAAAGGAGTGGGAAAAGGCAGAAGAACAGAAAAAGGTTCCAGGGATGAACCCGGTACTTATAAGAAGAAAGCACGGCCAAGAAGCAAAGAGAAGATTCGAGAAGACAGGGCAAAAGCGGCAAGAGAGAAAAAAAGGCGCAAAAAATAAGGGAGCCTATAATGGCAGGATTGTGGACATATGAATGTGAGCATTGTAGAAGTCGTTTTGATGTAGAGGGTATGCCGACTCACCCGCAGTGTCCGTCGTGTAGTGGATTTGAAACCTTTATACCAAATGGATCTGCTAAAGTAAGTATCGGCACTTATCAAAAGCCGCTGATATCAGATGCTCTTGCTGTACCAGTTCACCAAATAGATGAGCATAAACAGCAGTTTCCTGAAATAGATTTAACGCCGGGTGGTCAACCTATATTTACTAATCGAAAACAGCATGATGCTTATTTAGACAAGATCAACATGGTTAAAAACCCGCAGAAAACAAAAAAACTAGGTCGCGAGACTATTAAAATAGATAAAGATTAATCCTAATTATTACCTACCCCCAGCTCGTTGCTGGGCAGCTTAAACAAAAGGAGAGAATAAAATGGCTGATGTTAATTTACCTGATGATGAGGGAATTGTTGTAGAAGATGCAACAGTTGAGGAAGAAGATATACAGCTTGAGAATGATGGTAAAGTTATTTCTCAAACTGAAAAAAGACTTACAGACGTTTTTGGCAAGCATAATGATACTGAGGATGAGGACGATGCTGAAGATGAAGATGGCCCCACTGCTGAAGAGAAGAAAATAGAGGCAGAATTAGAGGCCGAAAAAAAACAAGCCGAAGATGATGACAATGAGGAAAAAACTCAAGCCAAGGATGAGGAACATGATGATAATGATGTGGAAGATCCAGAAGATCCAGAAGATTCAGACATTCTGTCAGTGCCTGAAAATTATCGTCGTGCAGCTATCCACATGGGTTGGACTGATGAATCTATAAATGAATTATTCGAGGCCAATCCAGAATTAGCAAATAAGACGTTTGCTAATATGCTCGAAACGGTCAATAGATCGTCGAAAGAATTTGCAGCTATTGGGCGTGCTAAGAAAGATAGTGCGCAGAAAAAAGTTACACAGCAAGCTGATGATTCTGACAGTCAAGCTAAAACTGATACTTTCAAAAAAGTAGATGTGTCTAAACTCCGTGAAGACGGGGAAGACGAGGCAACGATCACTATGATCGAAATGATGCAGGATCAAAACGAATTGCTGTATAATGAGGTTAAGACTCTTAAAGAAAGCGGATCTGCTCAATCTGACCAACCATCCGCACAGGAGACTGCAGCAGTAGAACAGCAAATTAGTACATTTTTCCGCAGTGAAGACCTGAAATCTTATGATGATTTTTATGGAAAAGTTCCTAAAGACGCAAAAGATTTCCTGGACTTAACTGGAAAACAGCAGAACAATAGATGGTCTGTTGTAGAAATGGCGGAACAAATGCTTATTGGTGCTGACGCTTATGGACAGGAATTAAGCATCGACGAGGCTCTTATGAGAGCACACTTAACTGTAACAGAATCAATTAGAGAAAAAGCAATACGTGATGAACTGAAAACTAAAGTTGTCAAGCGTGGTAAGTCTTTATCACTCAAGCCGAACAATGCGGTTAAACCCGATATGAAAAATAGGGTGAAAGATGGGGGTGATTTGCTGGCGGCCACTCAAGATAGATTAGCTAAAGTATTTGGTTAATGCGTAGAAAGGAAAGTAAATTATGTCCGTAAAAAATGCTGATTTAGCAGACCTGATTGCGATCACACTGAACGATCTTCCGAGCCAAGAGTTTGAAGTAGCGTGGGACAATCAGGATTATGAATTTTGTAGAATTTACCAAAATGAGAGAATGGAAGTTGACGGCGGCCCACAGATCGAACGTAAAGTCATGCTTGATCCTACTGGGAACGCCCGTTATCGCAGGTTATATGACACTGATGAACCTGCTGTTGGTGACGTGATGCACACTGTCAAGGTTCCGTGGACTCAGATCGGAACTAGTTATTCCTGGGATCGTGTTGAGATTATGAGAAACAAAAATTCCGCAAAGGGTTTTGTCAATCTTATGAAAGTTCGCAGGGTTGACGGTCTTTGGTCGCTGGCGGATCTTATTGAAGAGCGCGCTTGGAAAACTCCGGAATCTTCTACTGATGATCTATATCCCTATGGTGTACCTTATTACCTGACGTATTACACCGATACAAGCGGAACGTTAAATTCGAGTTCTGGGTTTAATGGCGTGGCTGCTGCGTATCAGGATGGTACTTATACGGCTAGCATTGCTAATATCAACGCAACCAATGAAGCAAAGTGGCGCAACTATTGTGCTGTTTATACTGCTATCGATAATGCTATGCTAAAAACCTTTCGGTTAGCTTTCATGTACACCAGGTTTAAAGTGCCCCTGTTCATCAATGATCCGAGTAAAACTTCAAATGCTGCAAAGCGTGTTTATACTGATTTTGCTACTGTCGCTGATCTTATGGATCTCGCGGATCAAAAAGATGACAGGCACACTGGTAAAGATGTATTAAGTAATTTGAAGGTCGATGATACTGGTCTTGTTTATGTAAACAGGCTGCCAGTAGTTCCTATACCACAACTAAATGGTGCGTCTTACACACCCATTTACTGTGTTGATTTGGCTAAGTTCAAACCATATGTACAGGATGGCTACTGGATGGAAGAAGGCGAACCTATGACTGACCGTGGTCAGCATACTACCTTCACTGTCTTCCTTGATGGTGCACACAATAACATGTGCCTCAATAGGCGCACTGCTGGTTTTGTGTTGCACAAAGCTTCGTAACGAGAAAAATAAAAATTAAATATTTCTTAGATAACCCTTATATGTAAGGGATAAGAAAAGGAGAAAACGAATGAGTATAATTCAATATGGTTCTGCTGATAATGTATTATCAAGGGGCCCAAGAAGGGTTTTCACAAGTTTGACGATTTCCAAAATTCAGTAGTTCAAACCAGTAATACTACTGTAACTGACTTTACGAGTGGTGTTGGCCAGATATCTGGCGATGTAAACTGGTATGTATATGACGAAGGGGATAAGTTAGCTAATGTTGCGCTACAAGCCGATGACGAGGGCGTTTTAATGTTAGACACTGATGGAACTGATGATGATGTAGTGGGTATAACTTCTGGGCAGAATGTACAGGGAATTTTAAGATTGCCAAAAGAAGGTGAAACAAAGAAATTCTGGTTCGAAACTCGGTTTAAAGTTAATACTATCACCAACACCGATTTATCATTTTTCATTGGTTTAATGGAACCAGGCAAACTTAGTGATGGTTCCCCGCTTGGTGCAGCCCCCACTGCTCCGGCAGATGTTGATTATATCGGATTTTTTGTTGCTGAAGCAGATGGTGACGATCTTACTTTGATTTATAACGAGGCTACTTCTGGTACCGCACAGTCTAACACTGGTCAAATCACTCTGGCAGCTGATACTTATGTCAGGATCGGCCTGAAACTTGTCCACGATGGATCAAGTATTCATATGCGCTGGTATGCTGATGGTGTTGATCTCGGTGATGATGTAGCAGTAGATATTTCTGCATCCGATACTAACTGGCCCGGTGATACGAATATGGACATC